TTTACTATAATATGAACTAAAGGAAATATTGTTTGCTTTGCTAAGTCAACCGCAAATATATCGCCTTGAGTAACCGTGTTTACAAATGGATCGTTTTCTAAGTTGGTTTTTAACGTATCTAAAACAGTGTAATAATTAGCCATGCCTTTGTATTTTTTTTAATTCTCGTTCTTCTATTTCTCGTTTTTGTCTTTCATAAGTGAGGTAGGTAAGACACTTTCTAACTCCCAGTCGGGTAACTTCATCAAACTTTGTAACGTCTCCTTGAGAAAGCGCATAGATTGAATTGTACCATCCCCATCTTTTATTAAATTGCGTTCTTTCGCTAAAGTCATTATCTTCGGATTCTTCTGTATTTCCTTCTCCAAAGAGGTAAGCGTATGTTGAACTAAGTCGCTTCCTAAAGTCGAAAAAAAAACCGTTGCACCTAAAACAACATCCAGCGAAGCGTACTTCATAACATCACTGAATTCGTCCGTTCCTTTGTACTCAAATATTTCGTATCGGTCTTTTACTTTCTTTGTGATAGGTCGGTACATTACCGCCATTGCTTTGTGAAAAGTTTCTACGTTTGAAATATTACTTTCTAAATCAATGTACTCCCCAAAAGTCATATCTTCCAGATTAGGAATAAAACCGAACTCCATATCCTTTATTTTGAACGTAGCTTGAAATTTAGGTTTTGCTTTAAATATTTCGTTTAAATGTAGGGTCAAGCTTTTAACGTCGCTCCATTTTACCTTTACAACGTCTTTCATTTTTAAGCCGCAAAATATCTCGATAGTCTTTTGACCTATGAACTCATCGTCATTTGACTTTTCAACTACCTTCATAAATTCTTGGTAGCTTTTCAAAGGTATTTCACTTAATGAAGTAGGTATTACAATTTCTGTTTTCATTCTATATATTAACTTTTAATTCGTGTTTTTGTAGTTTGTAAATATAATTCACACTATTTGCATACTTGAACGGGTGCGAAATATTATTTATTTACCAAATATGATATTTACCGTAGTTAGAATTCATTCCTAACGTTTCCATTTCATGGTAGCGCAGCGCATCAATACCATGATTATTCGTGTCAATCGGTTTGTTTAAGCGTGTGCCTTGTTTATCAGTGTCCCAGCAGTACGTTCTAAGTTCTTTAATTAGGTTGGTGCTATTTGAAGTAACTAAATATTCATTACGTTGCATAACATCTATTCCGTAGTTTATTGAATCCTTGCCCTTTGTAACGCCTTTAATTGTTATTCCGTAGCGTTTTATTTCTTCAATGCTTTTAGGTTCGCTTGAATCAGCGTAAACGGGTACGTGTTTCGGTAGTGCGTTTGCAATATCGCTGTTTAACATTCCCGTTTGATACTTCAGTTCGTTTATTATCCTGGTCCCGTTGTAATTGTATATTTCTATTATTGCCGTAGGGTCATTCGTGTACCCGAAGTCTAATCCAATACCTATTAAATTCGCTTCTTTAGGCAGTATATCGATAGTTTTCCAATTACTAAATATAACGCCCTCAAGCATTCCTATTTCACCTAACCCGTAAACACGCCACCAGTTACTCCAGTATGCGCTTGTTTCCGCTTTTAAACGGTTCTTTTCTATTTGTTGTACAATACTATTGTCTAAGGCTTCGTTGTCTTTGTACGTGAGAATTAAGAAATCGCTGTCTTGTTCGTCTTTTAGTTCGGTATGTACCCAAAATTCGCTGGTAGGATTAAAATCTAAGTAAACAAATTTCTTTGTTCTAATATTAAGCTGCTGGAAACTTTCAAAGTTTACGTTGTTACATTCGTTTATAAATAGAATATCACGCCTTGCACCCCTTAATTTGTCGGGTTGGTCTGCGCTAAAAAATTCAATATAACTGCCTTTATTAAATCGATATGTAAGACTTGACTGATTGAAATTACCTTCGTTAAAATTACCTATCCACCGCATTATTTTTATGAAATCTTTTAATGCTCCTCTTTTAATATGTGGTATTGATTCAGATACTACTGAAATTTCGCTGTTCGGATTGTCAATAGCGTATTGAATTAAAAAAGAAAGTATTGTAAACGTTTTTGAACTTGACGTGCCGCCTTGAATAATTCTAATTCTTTTTTTTAATTGTGCTATTTTTTTTTGTGCTGTTGTTTTAGTCAACATCTATATTAAGTTTATTAAATATAGGCTTTTCAGCTTCTTCTGTTACATTATGATTCATTGCCAATTTACGTAATTCTTCAGGCGAAGCAATCAATTTCATTAACGCCATTTGTAAAGCTGGTGCGTTTGACTTATACCATTTTGAACGCATTGAAACTTTTAACTCAGTTCTGTTTTGGTTTAATAATTCTTTTAGCTCCTCCGATTTTTCCATTTCCCAAGCATAAAATGTACTTGAAGAAATAGGAAGGTAGGCTATAATATCATCAAAAAAAAACAATCTGTGTTTAACAATCATTTCTTTTGCTTGTTCGTATATCTTTTTTTTATCGTATGCCATTGTACGTTGTTTATTTGTTGTATTACAAGTTTAATTTAATGGTAAACTCATTTGCTTTTCTTTTTGCTGAAGCAATCATATTTGGATATAATTTAATTAAATCTTTTATTGCCTTTTTTTCCATTTCAATTGTTCGATAGTCTTTGCATCCTCCAGGTGTTGTCCAGTGTTCATTTTCCCAGTGAAGGTATCTAATTCCTAAAATTCCTCCTTTTTCCTTTATATGTCTTAAGCAAATTTCGTAATCTTCTTTTACTTTAAAATTCTCATCAAATAAATATTCTCCATCATTTATAATTCCCATACATGATGCGGTCACATAAGTTTTTAAAAGAATTGGTTTATATGGGTATACTGATCTTGGAGCTGCTTCTGTTTTTGCACCCCAAATTTTGTAATTAAATTGTTCTGTTAAATCAAATGCTTTTAAAAATTCTTCTGCCCAAAATCCCTCGTCTCTTATATCTATTTTTTCGCTTTTTCTTTCATTTAATTTAGTATAACCTACATTCTTTGCATCGTCATCTAAAAATACAACGTATCTGTTATCCGTGTTTTTTAAGATCCAATTTCTTGTTGGTGTTATTCCCTGAATTTCCTTTGGTACACAAATAATGTTTTTAATTAATCCTTTGTATTGGTGATATTCACTTTCAGGAATAAAAAATGTTCCTAAATTTGGCAAGATTTTATTTGTGGTTGTTAAACCAGCCCTGCTTTTACTTGGTATTGCTATTAACATTTATTCGTGTTTTAAAATCTGACCATTCAATTACTCTTTCTAATGCAATAGCATCAAATGCACTACCCTTTTTATATCCTCCTCTTCTTACCATTTTTAATTGAAGCATCTGTTTTATTTCTTCCCATTCAACGGAATTTGGTTCAGCCATTATTAAAATATATTCTTTTGGTGGTTCTAATTGTACACTTTGTGGTAATTCTATTTCTTCCCCATCTTCTAATTCATCTATTTTATCATTTATAGGCAAATCCAAACCCCAATCGTCTAACTTTTCATCATCCCATTCATTTGCTAAACTATCCCAGTCCCATTCTCCAAAACCTACGTTATCTTTTATTAAAAATTCGTTTTTCTGTTCCTCCGTCCATTCGTCTGCTACTATAATAGGTATTTCTTTTAATCCTATCTCTTTACAAGCTTTTAAACGCATATTACCACCTAAGACAACGTATTTATTATCCACGTCAGTAAAAACCACTAAGGGACGTTTATTTAGCATATCAGGAAATTCTTGAATAGACTTAACTAACTTTTGAAATTTTCCGTCTTTTATTATTCTTGGGTTCTTGGGGTTGGGTTTAACCTCGCTTATCTTTACTAACTTCATTTAATTTTTCTTCGTAAGTTGTTGAACATACCGCTAAACGTTGGTCTATATCTTCGTATTCAAAAGTCATTGTATCGTCAATCATGCATCTTTGAACAAAGTCTTTTTTACTTTCGTCTTTTCGTGGTTTAGGAATTGGCATCTTCGTACGTGTTAAATAATATTTCTAATTTATTCATTACATCACGTAGACACGAACCACAACTCGTTGGCTGCATATTTACTTTAAATACTCTATTATAAATTCTTAATAGTTCCTTTTGTTCGGTAGGCTTCATTGAGTAACGTGTTTCAGAATACCATTCTTTTAAATATTCGTATTCGTCTTTTAGTAAACATTCAGGTTTACGGTACGGAAATAACTCGTTTAACTTTGCTTTGCGTTCGTCGCAACCGCAGTCTTCACCAAGTAACCATTTAGCCACCTTTGATACTCCAGTAGCTTCTAAAACCTTTTCTACTGTGTCCCCTAATCCTTCGCTTTTAGCCGCTAATATTTCGGCTTTTGTTCGTCTTTTTCTTTTTTCCATAATATAACTTTTTTTTAGTTTCTACTTTTTTTTCTTTAATTACGTTACCGTAACAATCTATTCTTGGTACTTCAAAATTTTGACAACTCATAATTTATTTTATTAATTCGTAATCCTGGTTAATTAAATCTTCGTAATCTTCTTTTACATTATCTTTTAAACGTTCCTTGCAAGTCTTAATTGTTTTCCATACGCTTTTAAAACTTATTCCAGTAACGCCTTCAATTTGCCTTGTACTCATTCCTGAAGTTCGGTAAAGGTCAAATAATAGTTGGTCGTACCAGTGCCATTGTTTAACCTCTTGGTTTATCTTTATTTCTAATCGTTTCTTTGCTTCAAGTATTTCAGGCAAGTATTCGTCTTTCAGTTGGTAGGCTTCCGTTATGCTTACTTTTGTTATTCGTGTTTTGCTCTTTTTATAATCAAAAGTCATGTTACGTAATACCGTCCAAACAAAGTTCTTATTCAGTTTGCCGTTTAAATAAAACCGTTCAACGTTATTTATTACCGCCATTTTTAAATACATTTCTTGAACTATATCTTCAGCGTAAAATTCTTCTCCAAAAGTGCCTACAATTTTAATCCAGTCTTTGTGGTGTTTACTTAGTTCTAATAAAAACTTTTCATTTACCAAATCGAAATAAATAACTGAATAACTAAAAAACTTAACAAACCTATTGTAACACGAAACATTGATTCCAATATTAATTCGTCTTTATATACCCACCTTTCAAATTTATGCGCACTTTTCCAATATACCAAAACAAGAAAAACCCTATCTAAAATAAATAGGGTTATCAAAAACGGTAGTAGTAAAATGTATCTCACACTACAAAGTTATACTTTTTTTTTAATTATCTGTCGTCGCGCATTAATTCTTGGTAGTGTAAAATTTCTTCAGCTTCATCTTCGTACTCAAAACCAAATTCAGTTGGATCTTCGTAAATTAATTCCTCTAATGTTTCGCAAATTAGTTTTGAATTACGGTTGTTTAATATTCCGTGTTTTACGTAACTACCTTCGTGGTCATATAAATCATAACGGGTAATATAAACCTGTAAATCTTCTACTTCGTTTCCATCTCTTGTAAATTCTACTTCAAATTGAAACTCCATTGAGCCAAACCTACCTAAGTTAATATCGAAATATCCTTTACGGTTGTAAAAATCTACTGCTTCAATTTTCCAATTACGTGTTTTCATAGTGCTTTGCTTTAATTATTTCTTCAAAATTAATATAACTTTTTAAATAAACAATACTTTTACAAAAAAAAATAATAATAATTAAAAAACCCCTCCCTTGCATTTATCTAAAATTCCCAGGTTTTGATTTGAAGGAGGGGCTGTTGCTTTGCCGAGCCTTAGTTACATTCCTTTTTCATTTAGGTATTTAGCTAAACGCTGGATCGTTTTACTTGTTAAAGACTTGCCGTTTAAAAACGTGTGAATATTTGACTGGTGCAATTTAGCATCCAAACAAAAAGCATTCAATGATAGTTCGTGTTTTTGTAAGTACTCCCGTAACATTTTACGAGTTAACTCGTCGCTATTTGCTATTATTTTACTCGCTTTCATTTAAAAATCATTTAAGAAGTCGGAAATATCATTGCTTTGTGGCTTCGCTTGTTGTTCTTCAGCTGGCTTTATTGACAAGCTTAAATAGTTTTTACCGTTGTTACTTTGTTTTTTCCAAGCGCTTATGTAAAATTCACGTCCTAAAATTGTTATTTTACCGTTCATATCGGGGTGCGTTTCTTTCGTCTTTTTGTCGTTTGTAAATAACGCTCCGCTGTTGTCTCTTTTTTCCATTTTACTTTTTATTTATAATTTTTCTAATTCATTTTTTACTTGCACCCAATACGGATAATCTTCTAAAAATTCTTTTGCTGATTCAAGTCCAAGCTTTAAATTACTGCCATTTAATTCACCGTCTACCCATTTAATTGCAGTTTCTATATTAATAAATATTTTACTTAATTGTTCTGCTTTTTCTTTTGGTGTCATTTCTTTTTTTATTTCATCTTCCATTTTTATTTATTTTTACTTTTAACATTTTAATTACCAAAGAATCAGCATTTACAGTACCTCCTTCATCTGTTACCGTTAATAATGCTTTTACTAATTGGTTTAATTCTTTTAGTTCTTTTTTTAATTCTTGTATTTCTTGGTTAACTTCGGGGTTCATATTAATTGAATTAAGTTGTTATAATATTCTCTACATTCTTCAATTCGTGTTTTAATAGCTTCGATTACTTCATCGTCTCGCTTTACTACGTGCGTTTTAACACGCTTTTCCTTAGGTATATGGCCGAATGTATGCTTATCTTCTACAAACGTTCTTATATCGTCGCTTTCTCCTATTACGTTTTGTTTCCAGTGTTCCCTTCTAATTTCATCTTCTACTATTTGCAAAGGTGTATCAATCAAACAATAGCATAATAGAGCTTCTTGTTTGTCGGTTAACCACATATAACCCTGAAGTTGGTAGTAATAATCTTTGTTATTTAGTTCGTTTTCTATTACCTTGTCAAAAAACGTAAACGCATCCCATGAACTTTTAACATCAATCAGTACGTCCGTGTTTACATCTGGCTTTCCTGTTACCCATTCATTAGAAAATTGTTCTTCATTCTTGTAAATAAAGCCTACGTCTAAAACACTTTCAGTTAATTTAATCGCTTTGGGTTCTACTTCGTTTCCTTTGTCCGTGTATCTACTCCAGAACTCTTTGTATATTCCGTATTTTTCTTGTATTGCTAATTCTAAAATGTAGCTTTTAGTAGTTTGAGAAAGACGTTCCCCCTTTGTTCGGGGGTTCGTCATTATTTTGCCGATTTGTGAACAACGTACTTTCATAATAATAATGCTTTTTCTTGTGCTTCGCTTAATTGAAATTTCTCTTTTAACTTTTCGATAGTTATTTTACCTTCGTTAATTGCTTTTAAAGCATCGGTAAATCTTTTGTTGTCCAAGCCTTCTTTTTTAGGCTTTTCTTGTTCACCTGAAGCATCCGTATCTTTATCCGTTACTAAGCCTAACATCGAACTTAAACAGTACCTACGAAAATACGTAACGCCCGAACCAAAGCTTTGAAAATCATTCATTCCTTTTAGTTGTACATACGGAATCATGCAATTACTTTCTATTTGTTCCCCGCTTTCTACATGAAATACTACCGTAGCTAAATAGTTAACTCCTTCTTTAGTGTTTATTAATTGCGTGAACCCTAATCCGTGTTTTTGTAGTAACGGGTTTATTTCATCGAAAATTTTAGGTAAATCAGCATACGAATACCCGTACCCTTGTGTTGCTTTGTGAATTACTTTCACTTCTTGCTGGAACGCTGCCAGACTTTTTAATAAATGTTTCATAATAACTTTGTTTAATTTTTACAAATTTAATCTAAATTTTTAATATAACAATAGCTTTTAAAAAAAAACTACAAAAATTTCTTTAATCCTTGCACCGCGTTCTCAATTGAGTTTGCACGTTCCTGAAGGCTTATAATTTGTTGCTGGATAGTAAGTTTACAATCAGTCGTAAAATATCCGTGTGAGGTAGCTATTAAAGGAATTAAGCTATTTGAACGAATATAATTAACTAACTTTCGTAAACGTGGTTGTGTTAATCTTATTTTGTATCCATTATTTTCTAAAAATATATTCATTCTTTTAACTATTAATTCAGCCTTGATTGGATTAGTTTTTTTATAGGCTCTGAATCCATGAATTACCAGCTGCAAAATTTCCATTTCTTCACTGCTTAATTCGTAAGTATGTTCTTCAAAATTTGTTATCATAAGTTTCCGTTATCTGCGAATGAATAAAAAGAATCAGCGGTCAGTATTACATGATCCAATAAAGCTGAATCAACCAATTTACAAAGCTCTTTTACATCTTTTGTAATTCGAATATCTGCATCACTTGGCGATAGTGTTCCACTTGGATGGTTGTGAGCTATAATAACTCCAGATGCAAGTGAATCAACTACGTATTTCAAAAGTATTTTTTTATCTACAATAGTTCCACAAACTCCACCTTGACTTATTTTAGCGTAACCAGTAACTTTATTTCCTCTATTCATTAACAGTATAAAAAAGCTTTCATAAATCTCAATGTCATCAGAATAAAATTGTCTAATGAAATCAGCCGCATTTTCACTGTTTGAAATCTTAACTTGTTCCAGGTCAGTTTGACTTGTTTTTAATTCAAATCTTTTAATTTTTTTCATGTCTTAATAATTACATTCTATTTCAATTTCTAATCTTTCAAGCTCTTCAATTAAATCCATTGCCATTTCCTCATCCGATACAATTAATGTAGTTGTTGAGGTCCATGTTATAAAATTTTGAAGGTAACGCATATCTCTAATAATTTCGTATGCGCTTCGAGCATGTTTTAAACTGATTTCTAAAGTTGTCATAATGTTTTAATTAATTATTTCTTCAAAATTAATATAAAAAATTAAATTAACAACACTTTTAAAAATTATTTTTCTAAATCTTTTATTTTTTTCTTGTAGCAGGCAATCATTTCTTTTAGTTCCTCAATCGTGAACTTTCGTGTTTTTGTAGCTTCAGCACTTAAATTCTCAAATTCTTCTATTCCTATTTTCTTTAATAGGTTTTCACGGTAGTAAATTAAGTTACCCGAAAGAAAAGTATTACAGTGTTCGCATTGTAAATGCACGTTGCGTTCGTCAAAACGTACCGACCAATGATTATTAGCGTTGTAGAAGTGTCCAGCATTTTCTTTTAAGGGTTTCTTTTGACACGAAATACACAGGGACGATTTGTCCCTAAGGCGAATATATTTGTTAAATACTTGCTGAGCGATTTTTATGTAATCCTGAATAGTCATTAAATCGGCTTTTAACTTCGCTTTTTTCTTTTGCCAGTTTTTTTGTTTTACGTCATTTATCCATTCAGTTACACAATTAGGGTCGAAACAATTTTTTT